TTTTGGGAATAAATGATATTGAAATTTTTATTCAAAATGAAAATATCTTGCTATAACTTTAAAAACATTGTTAATAACTTTATTTTCAATGGTTTTGAGTAATTCATACAAAAAAGATAAACATTGAATAACTTTTCAAAACAAATGAATAATTTTTAGAAAATTGGTGTAAAATTGGTGTAGTGGTGTAAGATTGGTGTAGAAAAGCCCCATACAAAACAAAAAAATATATGACAGAAAGTTGAGCGAAAGATGACACTTTTGGCTCTTTTTTTATGCGAAAATATAGGTAGAAGGAGGTTGATGGAAATGTTTTCAGATGAAGTCCTAGAGAAAATTTTCAGTCGTGAAGATGTAATGAAGATACCTCTTACTTATCAGTCCGTTATGGTTCGGGCGGTGCAGGAGGTTTTAGAGAAGGAGGGAATCGACTATGCAACCAAATCCTTATCAGAGCATGAACTATAATATCCAGCAAGCATATCCGCAGTATGGGTACAATCCATACTTTCAACAGACGCGGATGCAGCTACCGCAGATAGAACAGGTGCAGCCAGTAAATCAGCTTCAACAGCAGATGCCGCGTGGCGTAAATGGGCGCGTGGTGCAGTCTGTGGAAATGATAACGGCAAATGATGTGCCTATGGATGGTTCGGCGGCGTTCTTTCCGATGCAGGATATGAGTGCAATATTTGCTAAGTCTTGGAACGCTGACGGAACGATTAAAACCGTAACTTTCAAGCCAGTAAATGAGACTGCACATCAAAATTCGGCTCAGATTCAAGAAAATCTAAAATTTGAACTGTCGGATGGTACGGTAGCAGCTTTCATGAATAGATTCGATGAACTGTCGGAGAGATTAGAACAGTTGGAACTCTCCGTAAATAAAACCGCTTCAAAATCCAGTACACAATCGACCAAAAGAAAGGCGGATGCAGAATGAAGAATTTATTTCAACTCCTTGGCGGTATAAGAAATCCGCAACAGTTTTTACAAAGCATGATGAACAATAGTCAAGTGATGGGAAACCCTATGGCGAAAAATGCCATAGACATGATGCAGAAAGGGGATGCCAAAGGCGTAGAGCAGATGGCAAGAAACCTCTGCAAAGAGAAAGGGGTAAACCCCGATGAAATAATGAAACAAATGAAAGATAAGTTTGGAATGTAAGACATATTAGAGGTTGCGCGCAAAAAACCTTGGTGCCTCTTTATGAATAAAAATAATCAATCAAAAGGAGGAATCTAATATGTTCAACTCTACAAACAATACACCTTTTACTATGCCAGTAATGCCGGCAACAGGCGGTTATGGCAATGACGGTGCTTTCAGCGATGGCGGATGGCTGTGGATAATCGTAGTTTTTGCTCTGCTTTTCGGTTGGGGGAATAACGGTTTCGGCGGATTCGTCGGCAACGGTGGCGGCTATGTGGCAACAGCAGCTACACAGGCAGATATCCAGAGAGGATTCGACACACAGTCTATCATCGGAAAACTTGACGGTATCTCCAACGGTATGTGTGATGGGTTCTATGCACAGAACACCACTCTGATGAACGGTTTTCATGGCGTAGATAACGCTATCTGCAATCTTGGCTACCAGACACAGCAGGGGTTCAACACAACCAATGTTGCACTGATGCAGGGTCAGAACGCATTGCAGGCACAGCTTGCCGATTGCTGTTGCCAGAACAGAGAAGCAATCGCTCAGGTAAGATACGATATGGCGCAGGATACTTGTGCATTGCAGAACACGATGAACACAAATACTCGTGACATTATCGACAACCAGAACGCAGGAACAAGAGCAATCCTCGACTACCTGTGCGCTAAGGAAAACGCCGACCTGAGAGATAAGGTTCAGAAGCTGGAACTGGCTGCTTCTCAGTCAGCGCAGAACGCTTATATCGCGGCAAATCAGGACGCGCAGACAGCGGAATTGATTAGAAGAATCAACCCTATGCCTGTACCTGCGTATAACGTTCCTGCCCCTTATCCTTATTCTGGATATGGTAACGGTTGCGGTTGTGGTTGCTGATGGCAGACAACCAAAATAAAGGGTTATCTTATTTAGATATGCTTACTGTCCTGTCTGTGTTTTTGCAGTTTGTGACTTGCCAACAGGTATCGAATGATACGCTGTTGAATGAATTGCATAGGCAGGACAGATATTATCTGGATAAGATAATGAAAGACCAGAAGGAAATACTTAAAATGCTATCTGATATTAAATCAGACTTCGCCCGCAGTGGTTGATACAAAGAGGGTAGGCAGAAGTCTACCCTTAATTTTTTAGGAGGTGTTATTTTATGGCTTGTAAGAACGTATGCCGACTTTGCGATAATTTCATTATATCGCAGTCAGTGAATTTTACAGGCGGAAATCTGATTATAGATTTACCTGCTGGCAGTTATGCAGACTGCCGAAAAGTTTGTATTGTGGTGGCTCAAAAAATCCCCGATACCACTACAATCAATGCTCCTGTTTTTATTACGATTGGCGGTGGGGCTGTGCAGTATCCGCTTATGAAGCGTAATTGCAGACAGGTTGTGGCATCTGGCTTGAGAACAAGAACCAGATACAAAACAGTAGTTGAGACAACGAACAATTCTGGATTTTTCAGAATGATAGGGGAGCCTTGCTGTACGCCAGATAGCAGATTATCTGCTATCAACGGAGAAAGTGCCCCTGCAACAACAGGCGGAGGTGAATAATTTATGCACATTGAGAGAATGCACAAAATGATTGAGTGTCTTTGTGAAAAGGCATGGTCCGAAATGGAAAAAGGTCTGGAATGTGTTGATACCGCCGAAATGGGACAGGTTGTCGATATGATTAAAGACTTAAATGATGCTGAATACAAAGCTGTCATTACAAAGGCTATGCAGAAGGCAGAGAAAGAGGACGAAGAAGAAGATAAGGAAATCCTTAGACGGTTGAAATCCGAATACTACGAGGACGGAGACAGGCGTTTCTACGACCATTACAGATACGCTGACGGTCGATTTGCACCAAAGGGCAGAGGAACACGCAGAGGATATACAGAACCGCCTTACTACTTCCAGACACCCGATATGTATCACGAATGGGATAGCAAGAGCGACGCAGAGCGTGGCAGAGATTTAGACCGTATGGGTGGCAGAATGTACTATACCGAACCCATGATGAGCGGCTACGATAAAGCGAAACGCCATTACACAGAAAGCAAGGAAATGCACAAGGGCAATTCTCAGGCTGATAAAGAGCAAAAGATGCGCGACCTTGAAGCATACATGAAAGAACTTTCTGGTGATGTGACAGAGATTCTTTCGGATATGACACCAGAAGAACGCACCCTGCTGAAAGCCAAAATGACAACACTGTTGCAGAAAATCGGCTGACATAAAACGGATAGGGGTATTCCCCCTATCTTTTTTAATTGGGGGTGGTAACGAAATGGTATTCGAGATAAACGGTGTAAAATGGAGCGTTATTTCTGTTATGCCGCTCTCTGACTGTCTGCGCCGCTCTGACGGGAGTTTTACAGTTGGCGTGACTGATAACACTACTCACTGCATTTGCCTTTCTAATCGGCTTGTAGGCGGATTTAAGAGGAAGGTACTGATACACGAATTATGCCACGCAGTCTGTATGTCCTATAACATACATATCCCATTGGAACAGGAGGAATTTTTATGTGACTTTGTGGCTACTTATGGGGATGAAGTTTTCGATATGGTAGATATGATGGTCGGGGAAATTCGCAAAACGGCATAAAAAAAGGGAGTATACCGAAATTGATATACTCCCGATTTTTGCGTAGCTTATGATTGACATTTACGAAAGGGTGTATTGTTATTATACCATTTTGTTGAGGTCAACGCAATGGTTATTTTTTCGTCAGCACCGCAATGTTCCCCTTGCTTGTGATGTTGTAGCCGATAGCGTCTGCCACATCCCGAATCTTGATATAGTTAGTGCCATCCTTCAAAATGCGTTCTGTCATGTGTTCTTTGCCGTCAATTACAACCTTGCATTTCTCTACCACTTCTTCATCCTCCGTTCCGTAGTCGAAAACATCATTTACAAGCAACCAGTGTGTGAATTTATTACACCGCAGGGGGACTTCTCGCACACCGTAAGCCGAACCGTCAGCGGCTATGTAGTAGGGGTATCCGTTCTTCATTCCAGTGTACACGCCGATATGCCCCTGCATCCAAACCAACGCCCCGATAGGTGCTTTCTCAATAGTTGATATAGGGTTTACGCTTTTCGCTCGTTCTTTCCACTGGGTACTTCCGAGTTTCACGCCACACGCCCATGAAATCAGACCAGAGCAGTCTACGCAAACCTTGCCTATTTTCTTTCGGTCACTGTTCCATACCATCTTCCCGTATTTGTTTTTCAGATAGTTATAGTTGGCTTCGGTCATTACAGAGCCTTTCATGCCGTAAACGTACGCTATGCCAAGTTTGGAACGGCAGAAGGCTACCAATTCTTTACCAGTCATCTTTTTCGCCATATAATCATCCCTTTACAATCTCTTTGACCGCCTTGTTTTCTTTCAGCATTTTTCGCATTTCTTCCAGTGCTTCATCCACCCACATAGAGAAGGTGTCAAATGATACCGCCATGGCAACCGCAGGGAAACGCTGAACGAACAAATCATAGGTCTGCCGCAATTTCAACTTTCCTGTGCCGCTCCCCAGTTCTGCTTCTGCCTGTGTGACTGCCCACAACAGCCACTCCTTGACCTTTTCCCGTTGTGCCGCCGTTGGCATTTTCAGAAACCGCCCGATGAATACACCGACCATTCCTGTGACCGCCATCAACGCAACCACCAAATACCAGTTTTCCATTAAAAATGTAATCTTATGCACTCGCTACATCTCCTTTCACTCTTTCAATACAATATCAGCAATACGGATAACGGCTTCAATGCCGTATTTTTCAGCCCATTCACGAATCAACTTGATAACATATTTGTACCTGTTTTCATTTTTCGATTTCCAATAGTAGAAACCGTTTGCAACGCCGCACTCTGTAATTGAAGCAACCGCCACCTGTGCAAGCGGAGATATATCTTTTTCAGTGACGAAAGTACCATATATAACCGCCGCACTCAGGCAGATTGCTACAAAATCAGATATGTAAACAAGTTTCTTGCTCGTTTCCATTTTTCTTGCCATACGATCAACCTACTTTCTCCCAGCCCTGCTGGTATTCCGAGGGCTTCCAAGTATTGTTATCGATGGTCGAGCGATAGCAAACGCCATTCTCCGTGCAACAGTCCCCCTTCGCGTAGGGGCTGGTTGCCAGCGAGATAAAGGGCTTTGCCTTCGCAGGGTCATCACTCCATACAAAACCCCACTGTGCAGGCAATTCCTCGGGTTCGGCGGTGTAAATGGTGCTGTCATATTTCTGTAGCAGCTTTACCACGCGCTCTGCGGTACTCTTACAGACAAACCCGACAGGGCGATTGAGCATATTTTCTTTTTCTTTCGCTGTCTGAAAATCAGGAATAAACATGTCCTCAGCGTTCAGCTCCGTCCCTGTCATGGCTTCCGCGCGCTCCTGTACCGCCTGCGCCGCTAACTTTGCCATGTGCTTAATTGTTTCCATCATACTTCGTTCACCCCCTCACTGATTGCCGCATTTAATTTCTCTATTGTCACGCTGTCCGCAGTAAGGGCGTTTAACTGCTCCTCAATGCGGTCAAGCTGGGTTGGTTTCGGTTCGGGGGTGGGTTCGGGTTCGGGCGGTATGTATTCCGAAAATGCCTCTGTTTCGGGGTCATAAATCATGCCAAGCGTAACCGTATCGTCACAAGGAATAGCAGTAACAGGATTGCCCGATGGGTCGGGCGGCCAATGCGGTTCTGTTTCCCCGTCTTTCAGAACATCAATCACTCTGTTTTGTAAAATCATTGCATAGTTTTTCATTTTTCCACCTCCTTACCATTCGATAATAACAATACCATCTCCGCCTTTGCCTCCCTCACCATATCTCTCGGGGTATAAACCATAACCACCGCCGCCACCACCAGCTCCGATACCGCCATCACCTCCGTCATGTGTATAATCACCATAAGAAGCTCCTTGCCCGCCATTATCATATCCAGCACCGCCGCCGCCGCCACCTTTATCACCACCTGATTTTCCACCATACGCCATAAAGTTATCTTGTCCATTTGCCTCCCCATAGCCTCCGACTGTACCTTTATAAGTATTGGGGGCTGTGTCTTTGCCAGAAATGCCCCCAGCTACTGTAACTAGTGAGCCAATGACAGTTGGACTGCCAGCCACACCATCAGTGCCACCAACTCCAATTTTTATAGATATAGCGGTACCTGGCGTAACAGAATATGCTTTTTTAATAATTCTTTCTCCTCCACCGCCGCCTTTAGCACCATAACCACCGCCGCCAGCACCAAAGGCTGTAACAAGAATCTTCGTCACACCATCGGGAACGGTAAACGTGCCATTTGATGTAAAGGTCTGTGTGCCGTGCGTTTTAATTAGAGTACCTAATACTGAATTAACTGTGTCAATTACCCATGAACCTACATCCCAACTCATGATACAACACCTCCAATCCTTGTTACTGAGCTACTAGTGTCTATCGTAGTAGTCTTCGTGATTACGTTACCGGAAGGTCCAGTATACTTAGATACTACAGTAGTTAGTGTACTTGAGTTCTTTGTAATTATTGTAACAGTTTTACCACCATCGCCATGCGTTATTGTAACTGTGGTTACATTACCTGATTTGCTGATAGTAGTATTTTCATTAGAAAATCCCTGCACATTCATGAAAGCTTCTCTATTCAATGCCGTACCCTCTACGGATGGCTCATCAGCCATTTCAACCGTTACATATTCGTTTGTCCCGTCCGCATGGGTGATTTTTCTCCGCCCCGCCTGTGTCGGGATTCTATCTAAAAAATCCTTCATAGCAACCGTTCACCTCCGCTATTTATCGTTCCGCAGGGGATGTATTCCTGCTTCATATTTTCTGTCATTTCCTTGCCGACCGCGGCAACCCGTTCCCAATCGTTAACTTCCTGCCAGTCAAGGTAATTGCTTTCTCCGAACACAGGCAAACCCAAGCCAACCAAAAACAACCGCACCAAAGCGGTATAATTCGCTCGAATACGGTTGATTTCCGAAAGCCAAGGTATATTGACCTCCTGCCAATCGGTGTAGGTTATGCCATTAAAACTCTCCCTGTAGTTTCTGTATGTTCTGGGGATGTAGTAGCCTTCCTTCTCAAGCCACTGCATCAATTCCTTATGGTTGCCCTCAATGCGGTTCAAGTCCTGATAGTTCAGTGCGCCCTTATTGTTTTCCTCGTTCGCCTGAGCCGCTCTCGCCGTAACGGTGTCGGATACAGTTCGGTTAAAAATCGGTGTTATCCAAGCCATTAGCTACCACCCCCAATGATATATTGACAATCGCCCTTAATCGCGCCGTTGTAGGTCAATTTCTGCTGAACCATAGTAACAGGCGTTTCATTCGCGAAGTTGCTTGTGAAGTTGACAGAATCTCCAACGTCCAGTTCTGGATATCCTCTGTCTGGCGCACTGTAAGTGTTGCGCCGCAGAGTGACCGCCGCTACCCAGTTTGCGTATGCGATAGCGTCCGTCTGGTTGTCAATGAGCGTATTGCTAACGCCGCTCAAATCCTCGCCTACGTCACTGTATTTCTTCCTGTACTCGATTTTATTCTCCGTAAGGCTATTCCCATTGATAGTGACAGTACCTGTCCCCTTGAGCGTTACAACGGTCTTGTAGGCGTAGAATTTTGCCGTGCCGACCATTGTTAATCCGCTGCTTAATACAATCTGTTGGTTCGTATACGCCGAATGGGTGAAGGTGTATTCATGCGCCACGTTGGACGATACCTCAGCCGCATTGACCGCCGCCGTTACCTCCGAGTTGACCTTTATGGAGTTATACTCCACAGACAGGTTGCGAAGGGGAGGTATCTTTGTTGTTGTCGGCGTATCCGTCATTTTGTCAAAGTTGATATCAAATCCTGTCGCGCTGTCATTCTCGCGCAAAATCTGAATATAACCGCCGCGGCTATGGTTCATGATACAACGCCCTGCATTTGCTATCAGCTGCAAGCACTCGTTCACTTTGGAGGATGGCAGGGGATTGTGCGTGTAGATTGTTTTCAACGCATTATCCAGTTCGATTGTATTCTCAAATCCCGCAAATTTCATAACATCTGTCGCAAGGTCGAACAGACTTCTTCCTGCCGCCGAATACACGCCCTCGTCATAAGTCATTGTCAAATGGTCTGCCAGACCCGCACACTTTACGCTGACCTCTGCCACAATTCCAGATTTCGATACATCAAAATCGCCTGTAGAATAAGACAAGCCCCAAGGTATCCACTCGATAGAGCCGTCCGACAATTCATAGCCGTACTGGTAATTGACAGGCTGTCTGCTTTCCAGATATTCCCATAAGCCCGATGGGTTTTCTGGGTCATATCTTCTTTGCGTATCAATCAGCGTAAATTCAAATTCCTGCTTTGGAATCTTAGACGAAAGCAAGTCAATCTCCTTTGTAGAAGAACAACTTGCAATATCATCCGAGCCTAATCGGCTAACCAGACCGTATGTCAAGGAAAGCAATCTCGCCCTGCGGTGTGGTATATTTGAGTTCAGCCAATAGAAGGACAGTTCATTGCATAACGGAATCTGGTCTGCCATTTCCCAATATGTAGTATCAGGCGAGTAGGTTTTATCGAATACAGATACAGAATCTTTCTTTGCCAGAATCCGAAAACTGTTCGGGTAATCACCCATGCTGTCATCAAACTGGAAGGTCAAACCGGGAAACTGCACATAATCGCCGAATGAAATTTTCACAAGTGGCTGCACAGTATATGTCCCTGCATCGCCGCTGATTGTCAATCCTGCATATCCCTGATAGATGGGGTTGCTCTCCGGCGGCAGAGGGTTCTTTCCGTCCAGAATAAATCTATTTCGCTCCAACGTCTGATAGGTGGATGGGGCGGTTGTGCCAACATCCACGCTGTCAACATCGCTGTACGGCAAATGTCCGTTATCTGTTGGTCTACTAAGACCCGGTGCGTCCGGGTCTGTCACGCCAAATACAATTCTCACATAAGAAGGATTGCGGAGCGTTTGCTCTGTTTCCTCTTTCCATTTTGCTGTTACTGGATACATAAAACCACCGCCTTACTTCCCTGTATCTATAAGTGAGGCTTTCAGACCTGTAAACATTTTCGGTGTGCCATTCTCGGACACCCAATATGTAGAAACGGAATAATCCCCCCAATACATTTCCCTTGTGATGAATTTACCTTCTTTTGGGTCATAGTAGGTTACGTTTCCTATGAAAGTTTCGACCAGCTGCAAAATCTTCTGCAATTCCTTTGGATAAATAACCTTCCACTCCAATGTCAATTTCACTTGGCGGCGGTTTATCTTTTGAGCTACCACAACGCCATTTGCATTTCTGCCGCTGTCAACCAACTGTTGACCTTCGTATTCCTGCACAGAAGGGCAGGTAATTTCTGTGCCGTTATATTTGATTACTGCCACAAAAACCACCTACCTTTGAAATGCACCAAGACCAAAGTTTATCCCTCGTCTTGCGGATACTTTCTGCTGATTGTTATAAATAACGTCTCCATCTAGTTCAATCTTCTGGTTCAGTTCGATTGGCTGACTGCTACCGTTCGCCATTGCCTGTGACATAGCCGTTAAAACAGCATTAAAAATTGCACGTTCTATCTGGTCATTGCCGCCAACGGCTGTTTTGCCGCCAATACTTCCGACCAGTTCCGGTCCTGCCTCTCTTGCAATAAACAGTTCGCCAGACCGAGGAAAACCGCCATTCGCAAACATTTCTATATTGAAACGCTGCGCCTGTTGCATATTGTAGCCGCCGACATGACTGTATTTCTTTCCTGTCAGTCCTGCCAGTGAGTTTGCATCCGAAACCATCTGGTTTAGCATCCTTGTGACCTCATCAGATACTTGCTGCAAGGTCTGTCTGATAGCATCAAACGTGTTGTAAATACCGTCATAGGTCTTGTTAAGGTATTCGCTCATGCTTGTCTTGAACGTGTTCCCGAAAACCAGCGACATAGCGTTTATCTGTGTGTAGAAGTTCTGCATTTCAGATGTGATAGCGGCTTTCGTTTCGCTAAATTTTGCACGAGTAATGTCCCATACTTCGTTCCACTGTGAAATGTCTGGTGCTTCAACCGATACAACAGGTGCAAGGCTACCACCGCCAGATACTTTGTCTACGATTTCATCAATAACACTGCCTGCACCTTTGACGGATTCTTCCATACCTTCAACGATACCTGCGCCCAGATAAGCACCGACCTCTCGTTTAAACAGTTTGGATGGGGAGTGGATTTCTGCCGCGCTCTTTGTGCCACTAAGTATTCCACTTACAACTTCCTTCACACCAGAAGGCACTAAAGAAAGCAAACCTTTTTTAATGCCCTCCCACATCCATTTGCCGATTTTCTCAATCGTGCGCCCCATGGATGTTACGGCATTGTATACGCCCTGTGGTATTCCTTTAAACAGGTCGATAATCATTTTGATTTTTTCTGGTATTGAAGATGAAATCCAAGTTGAGATATCATTTCCCCATGTAGGGAAGATGGAGGATATTAAAGTTGAAATTGCAGTGCCAATTTTAGATGGCAATTCAGAGAACCAACCAACAATATCACTTATAATCTGCGGTATTGTTTCCGTGAAGAAATTCTTAATTGCAGTCCATTTTTCAGAAATGGTTGTTTTGACGGCTTCCCACAATTCAGAGGTTGCCGTCTTTAATTCATTCCATTTCTCTGGGTAGTAGCTTACAATCTCATCCCATGTTGTTTTGAAGAAATTTTTAATAGAGTCCCATACTTCGACTACTGTTTTCTTAATACCATCCCACAACTTCGCAAGAAACTCTTTTATCTCATCCCAATGCTTTATAGTCATAAAAACGGCTAATATAGCCGCCCCTATGGCAAGCGTCCAAGGACTTAATATAAATCCTGCAATCTTCGGTCCAAGACCAGCAATAGCAGTTCCTATACCAGTAACAATCTCCGAGCCTGCTATCTGTGCTGCGATTGCTTTGGCTATTGAAGCACCCAGACCAGTAAATTTCAATAACGCAACAGCGGCTATGATAGTTGCTTCTATCGGTGCAACATCAAAAAAACCATTCCACGCTTTAATCGCCGCCATTATTGCTTCAAATATCAGTGTTCCGATATTGGACAGAATATCGATAAAGTCAATCCCTTTTATAAATTCCCCTATTTTTTCTCCTATCATTGTCCAATTCGTACCCTGTACGGCTTTTATCAATGTGGTTAAAATACCGTTTATCCATTTATTAGCCGTATCTGCGGCAAGGACAAAATCGAAAGTGGAGAAAAACGTGTTAATTCCAACTGCTATGGACAGCCCGAAATTAGACCAATCAAATTTAGTGCCGAATGAATCAAGGAAATGCAATGCGGTGTTCAATGCGCCTGCTATTGTTGCCCCTAAAACAGAAAATGTATCGGGCGATATTAAGCCATTCAAAAAACTTGCCAACCCAGTTCCGAATTTGTCCGCCTTTTCATATATTGCATCCCAGTCGATACTACCGAGTGCGTCTTGTAATTTTTTGCCTAAATCAGCACCAAGGCTATAAAAATCTCCTGTTTTAAACGCTTCTTTTATTCTGTCAGCAAGACCTTTTATCTTGGAATCAATCTCGACAGTTTCAAACATATCGGTAGGGAGAAGGTCTCCTGCGCCGCCAGCACCACCGCCACCAGCACCGCCGCTATCGTTCTGCTTGGTGTCTATGATGTGCAATTCATCAAATCCGAGCGTATAGTCCTGCATTTCCTTTAATGCCTTAGCCGCTTTTCCTGCGCCGCCTGCCGTTTTTTGAAGGCTTTTAGCGTAGTCCATCTGCACTTTTTTAGCCTGCACCGCATATCCTTTGCCTGTCAGTGCCGCAATGAATTGTCCCAACATATTGATTGCCTTCGCAAGCCAACTAATGAATGTAGCAAGATAAGGCGCAACAACTGATAGGATAGGCTCAAACGCCGCCGCAAATGCGTTTCTCAACTGCATTAAAGCGGACATCATAGAGGAAATATTGGCGTTTACCGATTGGCTGTACTGCGCTAAACTCTGCATACCTTCTGCAAATGCAGACTGTATGGTACCAATCAGCTGAAATACAGTGGAGTACAGTACAGACATACCAACCATTTTTGGCAAAGAAAAGCTATTTCGACCGCCAGAGCGACCAAAAAGCCCACCGGATGAACGACCACGAGATTTATTTGAGCGTTTCCTTTGTCCTTCTCGTTGCGTTTTTTTACTCTGATTTTCCTGCAAACCCTCTTGAATGTTCGGTATTTTAGAGCGTGCAAGTGCAATAGTATCTTTCAGATTAAGATTTGCTATTTTTGATTTTTGGCTTATTCTCTCCAACTGCTTTTCAAGCGGTTTCATCTGTTTGGCGTTTCCACCAGACGCTTTTAATTCTTCTATGGTTTCGGTCAGAACTCTAACCGTATTTTCCATATTTTTAAATTCTCGTTCTGCCTTTTCGATTTCCGGAAATTTGATTTCGCTAAGTCCGAGTTTTTCTAAGTCAACTCTAAATCCATTGATAAGGCTTTTTGATTCCTCTATGGTTTCAGCGAATTTCCCATTATCAATATCCAGAACGCCCGTCATCCCAAGATTTTTTGGAATCTCTTTTTCTATTCCGGAAAATCTGTCTGTTTTTGCGGCGTTTTCAGAAACGCGTTCCATTGCGGCGGCAAGCTGTCCTGCAACGGAAACAGCTCTGCTTGTTTCGCTCGTTAAATCAGACATGGATTTTGCGGCATCCTGTATCGGCTCACCGTTAATCTGCTTGCCCATGTCAAAAATAGGGATGTCCTTCAAATGGCTATAATCTTCAACAGATGCAGATTCTTTTTTCGTCTTTTTTGTGAGTTGTCCGAGATTCACGCCTTTTAACGAAGCGCCGATTTCCTTTGCACTTCTTGCGGCTTTTGAAAAGTTATGCGCTATGATTCTTGCTTGTTTCGCAAATTCTTTTATGCCGTTAATCTCTATTTCTGGTGTTTTAATGCTCTCCAAAACAGATTTAATTTCACGAATCTGTTTTGTGGAATCTCCTGTTTTCCCGATACCCTCAATAGTTTTGCTCAACTTTTTGACAGACTTTTCCGCATCGGCGGCATCCGCAACAATCTTTATCTCAAGTTTATCTATTTCACTCATTGTCCATTTCCACCACCTTCCCATAGCGTTAAATAGGTGGTAATAGACTTAACCATTACCACCTAAATACTATTTCGGACTTTCTGGCAAACCAGATTCACGAAGTGCCATTATCCTTTTTTTCATTTCAAAAACCGCAATCTCTTCATTTGATTCAGTATTCCGTTTTTCTTCGCTAACAGAAAGGATGGGTTCTTTGATATACTCATTTTTCGCCTTATTTCCTGCCAAATTTTTCTCTACACCGACAATTACAGCAGAAAGCATATACTGACCGTTTATCCAATTCATGTAATCTGCATTTCTGACACGTTGGTTGTACCCCTCTGCAATCGCAGACAATATTCTCGGGTTCATTCTCCAAAATTCATCCCACGAAACCCCGATAGAGTATGCCTGTGGGAACCATTCAGCAATCAACAACTCACGAAACGATTTGTATTTTTTTCTTATTCCGCTTCGCTCTGATTTTCCGCAGTTTCCGCTTCCGCTGTCTTGTTGGCAGCCCGAAAAAAATCAGACTGCTCCATAGCGTCAGACATAGCTTCTGCCATTTCTTCAAAACTTCCTCCAGAAACAATGTGTTTCTGCATTTCTTCCCCAGCTTCATTTTTTCCAATTCCAGCGCAGATGCCGAAATAAGCTCTCATCATAGACATAGGTTTATCCTGCATGACCTCAAGAGAAATACCCTCGTCCTCCAAGTCACAAACAAGGTTAAAATCAAATTCTTTTGCCTTATACACTTTTCTGTTAATGGTAAAGTTTTTCATTTGCATATCTCCTTTTCTCTACTTAATTTACTGTATTTCGGCTATGGACTTATCATAGTCAGCCATATTAGCCGATTCCATATTCAATGACTGACTTAAGATTTTTTTGACAGTGTAATTGTAGTCGGATATCCATTCTCATCCTCTGTTACCGCAACATCATAATCATTCTCAATCCACTTAGGAACTGTTTTCACAGCTACGGTTGCAGTTCCTGTCAAATGGTCATCTGTTGCTTCATCAGGAGCGAAAGATTCCTGACCGATAAAAGCGCAGATTCCTTCTGAACCCTTGCCATCTGTCCCATATAAGATACAAAAATCCAGTTCCTTTCCCTCGTTTGAAACCATGTCATCTTTGTATTTCTTTTCAAATGCGCCAGAAATCTCCATTGAGCCAGCCGCACGTCTTCCCATTTCCTGTGTTTCTACAAGGTCTTCCAGCGTGGATGTATCCACCATGTTCTGAGAACCAAATGGGCTTGGAATGGCTTTCGCTCTCAACAAAAGTTTATAAGTTCCTGCCCAATAAGAACCTTCTGTTTGACTTGATGTTTTTTCTCTATAAATAATTCTGGATTTCAAACCTGTTGCCATATTCATTCCTCCTTTTTTGCATAAAAAAATAAAGCCCTAAATGGCTTTATCACGTTAAACTGTCATTTGCTCCGATTACTCTTTGGAATCTTGCGGTACTTCTGTATGTATCCCCCTCATTAAATTCTGGAAGGGCAATAACCTTGAACCGCATTTCCTTGAATACATCTGCTACAACAGACATTATTCTGCCTACATCCGATTGACTTGTGTTTGTGAATACATCCACTTGGAAGGTTTCCAAGGTTGCATTGACGGAAAGTCCCTCAAGGTCTGTTCCACGCTCCGCTGCCGCCATACGATGAATATAGACGGTAGGGAAGATGGCATCACTTAATTTCTTTCCGTTGCTTGTGAAGTATACAGTTGGAAATTTCGATTCCAATTTTGGCTTGGCTTTCGCCTTTACGATTGAAAACACAACCGTTCCAAGGTCATAAGCCCATGAATTATCACTCAACCAAACACCTCCTTTGCAACTTCCGCAATCTTTTCTGCTAATTCTATGGAAGTTTCATACATAAACGGGCGAGAGGGCATACCCTTTGTCCAGTGCCATTCGCCGTCACGAAAGTAAAACCATCCTTTTTCTCCATGATTATTTACGTCATACTTCCAACCAACAATGCCAATATCGGGATGCGGATTTTCCTTCCCGACAACGGCTGTACCGAATTCAATAAATTTTGCCCAAACGCATCCAGTGTACACAATCCACGTTGCACCTTTTTTAATAACCGCCCCTTGCTCATAATTGATACTGCTAAGAAGTTCTCCTGTATAAACAGCATCGTATTGAGCAACCTTCATTTTGGCGGTCTGTGCGCCGATTTGAGCGAGTTTTTTCGCAAACTCGTTACATTTATCGGCTAAGCTATATGCGTAGTTCTCAACCTCTTTTGCGGCGTTCTGGATGGACTTATTGGACATGATGTTGATTGATATTTTCTTAGACATAGAACCACCTACAAAATTTCAAGTTCTTGGAACACTTTTAATATTTTTGGTGCTTGTATTGCAATCCAGTCAACCATTTCCTCGTTCTCAGCCCATGCGCCATAAATTCCATGTGTATTGGAAGATAAACCACTTTCAAAAAGAAAGGCATGGACTATCTCATGCCTAAGTTTCCTTTTGTTTAAGTTGATTTTCCCATCTTCCGTTAGGTGTTTTTCTTTTGGATTTAATACATAAATCAATTTGTCATAGAAATTGCACAGAGCGTCCGTTGATTCCTCAAAATCAGAAAATCGTTCTGGATATTCATCCACAAACATAATTGAATATTCCTCTCCGAGAATATTTACTGTTTTGTTTTCCATACTGCACCTACTTTACATTCTTTTGCAAAAGAAACAAATCAACCGTCAGACCTTCATCCGCAACGCCCTTGACAATGTAATCACAACTCGCCTTATCGACCATTGCCGCTTTATACTGCACCGCTGATTTCTTCCACACCAAATCACCGACAGACAAAGGAAGTTTCCCCTTGTCATCGACAATCTGAACGAAATTTGTTGAATTATCAACGCCAAACTCCTTAATAAGAGATTCGCTCAATTTGTTGCTTATGGAAGAATGGAAGGGTATAGGCACACCGTATCCCATTGTGTATTCCCCTGTCTCTATCGGCACTTGGTTTCCGTCCACAGTGATGTATTTCAAATTCCCATCCTCGTCCGTATCATAGACAGGGACTTGACCGATTTGCTTTGCATAGAACATCTTTTGTCTGTTAATATCGAGCATTTGAAACCACCTACTCATGATTCATTCGTTCCTCAAGAGTATCAAGCCTATGATGTGCAGATTTAAGGCTCTGCTCCAACTTGATAATCTTATCATTGTGCTTATTGATTTCTTCTCTCATTGTGGATATTTCCGACTTTATTTCCTGTGTTGTTCCTGCGATAGCATCCAGTTTCATATTGATTCTGGTGTTATCCTTCACACGCTCCTCAATATCCTTTGTGTCTGTATGCTTGCTACTTTTCAACCCGAAAAAGACGGAAAATGCCAAAGATACTATACTTATGAGGTATGCTATTTCGACTTGCATTTCTGTACCGCCTTTCTGCTTAATAATTGCGCATCAGCCCACCGCCACATAATACGATGCGCCCCTGCTGCCGTTTTCCAATAAATTAAAATCTATCGAATTTAATTGAAATTAAGTAGAAAATTTAATGAAATTTCATTTATTTTCGCTCAAACTTTCATAATTCTATAGAATTATTGAAAGTATACTTAACATTTTGAAACGGCAACGCACTAAAAACGACTAAAGGGGTCGATACCAACCCCTTTAAAGAACCTTTACAAACGGGTATACGCCAAAGAACAAATCCTCTCGATTCTTCCAAGAGCGGCTCACTCCGTTTTCAGAATAGCTTGCCATGTAGGCTTCTCCCGCTTGCGAGCGGTCATACACTGCCAAGTCAACGATATTGTTCTCAAACCTTTTCAAATCCTCCGCAATATCATCATCTGTATATGTATCTGGATACATACGCTTTATGGCAATCTCTTTTTTTGCCTGCTCTATCAGCTGATTTAAGAGTGGGTTTTCTTCTTTACGGTCGAATACCACGATATCATTCTCGTCAACGTGAAACTGCCGCAGTCTGATTTTTACTTGCTCCAAAATGCTGTAATCAGCCATAAGCAATCACTCCCCTTACATGCCAAACGCAGACAAGATATACTGTTTCAGCTCTGTGCCGTTCATTTCAGCTGCGCCATCAATTCCAACCTTCAACGCTAACTGTCGCAGTTCATCAACAGGCATGCGCGCGATTTCGCTTTTTGTATAGGCTTTCTTGCCGTTAGAATCTGGCACTTCTTCTCCTGCGGCATACCATACACCCTTGTGTTTTACTATGTGTCCGTACTTCATGGCGTTCTCCTCCTTATCAATAGCACTTGATAACGAAAACGCTATCCATTCTCTCATAAGAGGGCAGTACAATTTCGGATGCAGTTGTCTTTGTATGAACAGGGTCGCTTGTCACTGTAACAGAAACCGCAACGCCTGTATTTACAATGGACACATCCGCTTCCTTACTTCCCATCAGTGTACGTTCTTCTGGTGTTGTTCCGTACCATGTGTTACCCAGTGCGCCGTTAGGAATCAGTGTTGCGAAACCATCGGGATAGAATTTAGCAACTGTTCCTTCTTCGTTTTTGTACTGTTTGGAGTAAACGATAATATTTACGCCCAGTTCAGCAGAGAAAATTTCCTTCACTCTGTTATCGTTCATAAAGATATTTGCCGTTGCATTCTGCGCCAAAATTGCGGATTTGATTTTCTTGTTCTGTTTCAGATAGTCCATGGTCTTTCTGGAAACAATCAAGATAGAAGGTCTTTCGCCAGTTTTTGCTTCAACAGAATCCAGTCCCACAGAAACATCGTCGAGAGGATCAGAGTTTTCGGTATCAGACCACTTGTCAGTTGTTTCAGTCAGCTCCGCAAAGTTTGTTTTCTTGTACTCTCCGTCAGGGTCATAATTGAATGCGTGCGCAACGCCGTTTGCCTCAATGGAAATCTTAGGAGAACCATCAGCAGGGGAGAGCAACTGCATAATCATTCTTTCCGGCACAACATTCGCACCTTCAATCAGAGTGTTTGCATCGTCAAAAATTCTGCTCAAAACATCTGCTGCGTAAGGGTCTGAAGAATCCTGCACACGCATGATTTCCTGCTCATCAATTTCCTTCACAATCATGGATTCACGGAAGAACGGCATTTCAGTTTCTTTAACAATGAAGCCTTCCCTACTTCTGATTGTAGAGTTTGCATCAAAATTGGAAGGAGCCAAGGAAACAGGCAGTCCTTTAGATGTTTTAACCCATTTCAAATCCAGTCCCATTTTCTTTTTTGCAGGGAATAGACCTTCACCAAGATAGGGGATTCTGTTACTCGCCACTTCTGTCTGCACCAAGGCAATCGCCTTTGCGTTATATACATCTCTAATGTTCATTACTTTACACCTCCTTATTCAAATACAATCATCGGCAGTGCTGTCTTTACCGATTCTGCAATCGTAATGCCTGCATTTGCATTTGCGTTTTTTTCATTTACGCAAGCAAAAGCCTTTATGATGGTTCCGTTAGGGTTAGAATCGTACACATCATAAAGCAGAATGCCTGCCGCCGCCGAATCACCGCTTCCACCATTTACCTTTTTCCCCTCTGCGGAAATAGGATTCCCAGCCTTACAAACGCCTTCTGTAAATGCGGAATCATCCAGTTTTATGGGTACAAACAATTCGCCGCCAAGCCTTCTTTTCAGAATTTCCTTTTGCATAACCACGCTTTTTTTATTGAATTTCATAGTTTATTCAGCCTCCTTACATGTAGTCTTTTAAGACAGATTCAGCCGTTTTATTTGCATCAGACCATTTACTTCCGATTTCTTTTGCAATTTTTTCAGTCTCCGTCTGTGTTTCGCCGCCGCCATTACTTCCGTTAGGGTTAGGGGAGTTGTTTGCAATTTCCTCCTCTTTCGCCTTGGCAGCAGCCGTTTCTTTGTCAGAGATAATCTGTCCGAGAACGTCATAATCGAAAGAGCCGTCATCCTTCACAATCTGCGCCGCCTGTTCAGCGGTTACTTTGAATTTCGCAGCCGCAGTGTTTCTCTGCGTAGCCAATGTCTGTGCCTTCTCAAGTTCTGCGATTCTTGCATTTGCTGTTTCCAACGCTTTATTGGCTTTTTCGGTTTCAGACAGACCGTTTGATTCCAATTCGTCAATCTTAGCCTGTAATTCATCTGCTTTATCGGCTTTTTCTTTGTACTGCGCTACCTTGTTTTTCTCGTTCAGCACTTCCTTGTTGCTCTGATTCAGCAGATTGATAATCTGCTCATCTGTTGCTTCTGGAAAAAGTTTCAGCACATCTTCTCGTTTCATGGTTATTACCTCCTGTTCTTTTACTCACGCTTTTGTTACCGCAGGTCGCGCCTGCTGAGTTTTGCTATTTACCGCATAGCTGCTTATTTTTTGCAAACAAAAAACAGCACATAAGGACTGTTTAAGTTTTCGTGTATTTAAGACTGCATCTGCAATTTACAATTTCCTCTGCACCTGCCCCTAAAGAGTAGTCACGAGGGAAGGACATTTCAGATGCCCCAATATGAAAAGAATCGAATATCCCGACTTTATACCCATTCGCTTCTGCGTGCGTATGGCGCACCCTGTCATCAAGCATGGTTATCCAAGTCTTGTACTTATAACCTTGCTTAACCATTCTGGTGTATTCTCGGTAGTTGCCAATGGTATTTGCTTCGTTCGCCGCAATGTTCATGGCTCGCTCAACAGATGTAAAGTAGGGCGTATCCTTATTTTCAATCGTTGTTCGGATAATATCTTCTGTGATTTTCTCCGAGTATTCTTTTATGTATGCTGGCGGTTCTCTGACCTTTAGGAATTTCAACGCCGCTTTCTCATATTCTGCAAAAAGACTTTGAATAAAATCTTCTTCGCCCTCACCAGATTCCAAGAAAGCATAGAAAAAAGAAATAAAAATCGGCTCAAGTTCTTTTGCCAACTCAAGCCGTTCTTTCTTTTCTTCGTCAGATATTTCCATTTCTCCGAAATAGGTTTCATATACAATTTTCTCTGTATGAAATTCGTCATTCGGGACTCTTGACATGAAACCACCTCTTTTTTATTCTTCTGCAACCGTTTGAGACTGTTTTTCAATCTCCGCCGCCTTTCGTTCCTGTTCTTCCTTTTCTTCCGCTGTCTGCCACAAAGCATCCATATAAGGCTTTGAAAGAAGGAAGGTTTTTTCGGAATCTCCCCATAATCCAACAGTCTTAACTGCGATAAGAGGGTGTATTCCTGCCTGCAAAAGCTGATAGAGTGTCTGCGATTTTGTGTACATATTGTCCTGCGGACTATGATTTATCTGCACATCAAAATCCCTTGTAGTAATGCCTAAATCCTCATGCTTAATACGAATGATATTTAGCACGATTTTTGCAAGGCGTTTCTCCGCCGCTTTTACAATGGGGTCTTTCAGCTTTGCTCTCGTCTTTGAGAAGTCCCATCCGTTACGAAGCTGTACCGCACCCTGCGTATCACCGCCAGAGTTATTATTGTTTTTATTTGGGATTGCGAGGATAGAAAGGGCGTTATCCCAAAGGTCATCCTTTGCAACCTGTGATTCTGTCTGGTTCAGTTCCTGTGTCATGATATCGACATCGGCTTTGTTTTCTCCGTTATTAGACCTGACTACCAGCGCGCCTTGCTGTTTCATTTTCTGATATGTCTCGCTATCCACATCACAGTTTACGAATTTCACCCATGACTGAACGAACTGCTCAATAGAATCCATGCGGTTTGACTGCATGTTGTTTATGGAATCTAGGATATCAATGACAAGCTCAATATCCGACAACCTCTCATGGTTATTTGGGTATTCCACAATCGGTATGCCGCCGAAAGCATGAAGTTTCCAATTCGTAACCTCCGAATTATGTATTTCGCAGGAATGTGTTTCAGTGAAGCACAATTTATACCATTCGCCATTCTTATTTTTCAATTCCTGCACAGCCAGTATCGGTTCTTCTGTGCTGCGGTTGTAAATAACAAGGGTATTTAACGGAGTGGGGGATACAATGCGAAATTTTATATCTCCATCCGCGAACTGAGCTGCCTTAAAGGAAGTGCCGGTTGCTGACTGCCATTCACCCGATTTAATATCCTTTGACTGTTTATCAACATCAACCATGTAATCATTCAGAATGTCAACAGCCTTGTTTATCCGTTCATCGTCCTTGCGGCTGACAAACTGTACAGGCTCGCCATATGTCTGTCCAACCTTGAACTGCACAATCTCATAGGCGTGATTCTCTACAATCTTATTTACAATATCGTCACGCACAATCTTCTGGCGATAACGTATTGGCTGGTCTCCCTTGTAGTAGTGCCAGAGGTAATCAATCGCCGTTTTATTGAGATTAAAAACGCCTATGCACTTGCCAAGTACACTTATGATATTATTAGGCGTTATCTTTTCTACGTCCGTATACGCTACTTTTCTGCCATAGCACCCACGTAGGATATCTTGAAGTGTTCTACTATTCATAAAGCACCTCCTTTCCAAAAAAGACAAAACAAAAAACACTGGCAAGCACCAGTGTTTGTCCGTTCGCATTATTCTTTATTGTAACTATAGCAGATTTTTTCGGGACATTGGGGACAACTTATCACTTTTCAAGAAAACGATAGAACATTTTCTTGACGCTGTCCTCTGTATTTCCGCCGATACGTTTTGCAACATCCCCCCAAGACAACCCATCGACAAATCTAAGATGAATAATGCGCCGCATGTGGCTGTCCTCAACGGTCGCAATAAATGATTCTATCTGATTGATAGTTTCCATGATTTCCATTTCTAGGGCGCAAAGTGTAGCTTTTCTGGAATAGAGCAAGGCTTTCTTACGGTTGTATTCAGGATAGGGAAATCCTTCAATGGTAAAACTCTGCCAACCCCCAATTCCACCAGAAACCTTATCTCTGACGCTACCGTCTTGCTCGATTCTTGCTATCTGTTTTTCAAGGGTGTTTATTTTCTCTCGCACCTCAACGCATTCCTGTTGTAAATCAGTGTATTGTTTCAAGATTTCTTTCGTCACCAAGACATACCCCCTCTGAATGGATTGATAGCCGCTTCTACTTTTGCGGTTCTAGCACCCTTCGTAATTCTGACCGCGAAGTTCGAGAATACGTCTGGAACGTCATCGAGCTGCTTCTTTCCGCTTACTGAATATCGTTTTAGAAGAGACATCATAACTCCGTATGGTTCTTTAGGCGTATACAAGGACTGATCTTTAAAAATAATGTGTTGCAGGATCCAGTTTGAGCACTGAAAAATCCTTGCTTCTTTGTTTGTCTCTGTCGGCGTATCTGTAATATTGCAAATCCAACCCTTAGCCTCTACACGTTTATTCACTTCCATAGCAACCCTGTCTCCGCCTGCGTTTCGCTCAAATTCGCACTCCTGAACCCCATTATTGACAATAGCATTTGCGGCGTTTTCGTACTGCATTTCATAGTCTGCGGTATTATCGCAAACGCAATCCACGCAGTAGTAGTCATCACCGTATTTTTGCAGGATTGGCAGGACAAAATAGTCCGTTCCTTTTCCTTTCGTGTCGCACTGTGCAGTGATAATATCCGGCTCTCCGTGTGGAAGATTGAGGTATCGGCGTATCTTGTCATCAGGGAATACCAGACCCTCTCGCTCAATTGGCTCCTGTTTATATAGGCACCTGTAGGAAATATCGTCCATCAATAGTTGCTGGTCTTCAAAAAACGCGACATCGAACCCGGAAAACTCATAATCAAAATTGCTTTCTCCTGTTACAGGGTCGATGTCAGGAACCGAAATTACCTTTACCCTTGAGTTGCCCTCATACATATTCTGTATGCGCCCGATAACGTCATGAACACTCCATCTGGTAGCAATATGTATCTCCTTGCAGTTATGCCCCGTAGTGTCCTGTATTTTTCTCTGTCTTGCGTCAACAGCGTATTTGTTCCACAGTTTATCAAGTATCATAGGGTTCATAGCTTCTTCGATACCGCCTATCATATCATCCACAAGCAGAAATTTAGATGCCCTTACTTTACCAGCGTTCTTACTGCCTACGGATGTACACTGTACAGAAGGGAAGGGCTTATATTTCCCGACATTAAACTGCTCCATCTTGGCGTTTGTGTTTGTTACGCTAAGATTGGGAAAGATTTCATTCCATGCGTATTCATCCGCATTGGTGACAATATCATACATGCCGTCATAGTACATTCTAGTAATATCGCCACTGTGTGAATAAAACAGATTAAAGTCCTTTGGATACCAACCGATAATTGCAGCGTTGAAAAATTTCTCGATGGTGGTTTTTCCTGCGCCGGGAATTAGGCTTATGCACAGGATATCGTACTTATCATCAATCATCCCTTGCAGTGCGTCCACTAGACCGATTTTCAAGAACTGTTTGCGTCTTGGCATATAAAACCGTTCCTTCGGGTCTCTTTTCCGCTCAATATATCGAAAGAAACTATCTACGTTCTTATTCTGTGCTTCCAGAAGCAGGACGGAATAAAATCTCTCGATGATTTCATAATCTACCTTTTCTGAAAACGCGTACTTCTCCAAATCCCAGATAGTACCGCCAGAAGAATTCAGGCAGTATGTTTCAATGATTTCCTTGCACCGTGCGGACAGTTCCAATCCATAGGCAATATCTTTTTCGTTCGCGAACGCCGTATTCACAGCTTCGCAATAGACATCTATAACCTGTTCATTGATTCCATTTTTTTCTATGTATTTCTCGTAGTCCTGTACGGCACTTATCAACTCAAAACTTGCCATTAAAAAAAGCACCTCCGCTCAAATAAGCAAAGGTGCAAAAATCCTTTGCCCTCAGATGTTTAGGGTTAGCGGCTAACTTCCAAATTGTTAGTCGGTAATTGTTTTTAGTTTATGTCTGCAATGGTTTCCACAAAGCAGTTGTAGTAAATATATCTTTTTCCATCAAAATCAAATTTAACATAACCGCCGTCGTTTGTATCAATATCGATTTTCCCTTCATAATTTGCTATTTTCTTTCCATCTGCTGTATACACAGTAATGGTTCTCTGCAACCCTCCCGATATGTCGCTTTTAATGTTTACAACCGTTCTGTCAATGGTTGAACAACCAGTTGCTCCAATTATTGCGAAAACCAAAATACAAGCGATTGCGAACAGACGAATAATTCTTTTTTCCATGTGCATCATACTCTCCTTCCTTGACGCAGTCAGTAGGAATCGAACCTACAATTTCTTTAATCTTTCAGTACTAAATTGTCTGGAATTGAATGCAATTTATTAAGAATGGCATTATAATTTTCAATTACATATCTTGCCGGAATTGCATAGCTCTTAATTCCGTAACTTTCCGCAGTTATATTTTCAATGCGGCAACCACTCCATTCGTAACTCTCGCATATTCCAACAAATACATCAGCTTGTGCCAATTTCTTAATGCTTTCTCCAAGATAGAATATTGCTTCGTTATTTCCTTTAGGTGGATTGTCCTCAATATAACTATCAATCAATTCCAATTCTTCTCCTTCGTATATTTCTGCAATTTTCTTCATTTTCTGAATGCTTGCTTTGATTTCTTCCTCTGTTCTGCCTTTCATCGGTACGCTTACGAATAATTTTTTCATATCATTTTCTCCTTCTATTTCAAATTCCCAAAACTTCTTTTGAAAAAGTTACACACCCCTTGCGGGTTTCATCGTCTATGCAGTTTCCGCACTTGTTATATATACAAATGGATAAATTGCATTTCGTATTTTCGTTGGCGTTCCCGAATTTTTCAACAAACTATCTGAAGTGAACGCCGCTAATTTCAATGTTCTTCAGTGCATTATCAACAGCTTCTTCTGCCAATTCTTCAAGTGTTTTGCTTTTCATTACCGCACATACCTTTCTTTTCTTCTCCACGCATCATCATTGTACTTCTCAAGCCATTTGCACCGTTTAGCAATACATTTATGCTTGTAAGCAAGCTCCTTGTTCAACGCACCAGTATGAGCCTTGCAGTGGCAATATCCGATTGCGTTCCCTATGTATTTACCTGTTATTGATTTCTCTCTCATAGGCAAAATCCTTGCATAATACCAGTTTTGCGACTTTAACACATTCTTTTCGGTTATCAGTATCGGTGCATTTACCGTCTTTGTTGTATCTGCAAGTTTTTAAATCGCAATCACTCATTTTCGCAACTCCTCTTTGAATTTGAGAAATTTCTCCAACTGTTCTTGGTCTTTTTCAGTCCCGAACAGTGTATCAGGGAATGGCTCGCCTTTTATGTACATGTTGAAATATTTAGAGGCAGTAGGCACGCTGATTCCTATATGTCTTGCTGCTGCGGAAAGTGTCATCCGTCCGCTACAGAACGCTTCAAATGCTTCAAAGAATTTTCTCTTGCTTATGGTTTTTACGCCTTTCGCCATTGCAAACACCGCCTTTCGTTTTCAATCAAATAATCGGGATAACTTGTGCGTTTCCGATAGGCAGAAAGGGGTACATCCAATCTGCCATCGGCATTTTTTTAATTCAAGTGGGATTTACGCAACCAACACTCTATTCTGGTGCGACCAGACCTCTTAGATGGGTGTGGATTTGCACCACACATGAACCGCATTCCTATCAGCGTCCTCCGTACGATATTGTACCCGACCACTATCAGTTCTTAGATATAAGCGTTTACCTATTCCGCCACCATCTACCATAATTCAAAATTGAATTACCCTATGCCTACTCGCAGGCTAATAACCCGGGGTAAGTCCGCTTATCGCAGACCTAAAAGAATGCTTTCGGCACACGCATTTTTACAACGATTTTAACCCATAAGGTTTCGTGCAAGGTTTTCATCGTGAACCTAAGCGCCAACAGAGGGATTTGAACCCCCATGTCGGATTCTAACCGACACAATGGTTTTCAAGACCACGCCGTTATAACCGTTTCGGTATGTTGGCAAATCCCTGATTTTTCAGTTTTGAGTTTAATGTCAGTCACGAAACCAGAAAAACGGACTGACAGGGGTTTGTCGATTTTTGAAGGGTAGGTTTTATATACGGTCAGTCAGCAGAATCAATGATTGCGATAAACCACGATACCGGAAGACCGCAAATGGATTCTCTCGGACTTGAACCGAGGACCGTCCGGTTATGAGCCGGATGCTCTGACCAACTGAGCTAAGAATCCAGAGTGGGGCGTGATGCCGTTAAAACGCCCCAAATATGAAGTTGGTGTTTGGTCTTGTTGCCAGTCCCCATCGGCATACAAGCCAAAAACCCACCGAGCCGTGCGATGGCTCTTAACAGGATTCCCCTAGTGGGTGAAAGGTTGTGTTATCCATCGGGAAAAATGTCCAAAAATCCGATGAAAAGCACCAGACGGGAATCGAACCCGTTTCCGCAGTTTGGAAAACTTCTGTTCTGCCATTAAACTACTGGTGCATATATAAGACCCTGCGTCCGAAAATCAGCGTCTATAGCCGCCTTGTTTCTTGCCATAATCGCCGTACAGTCATGAACTAAACCGCTCAAAGGCAAGCGCAACAAACAGGGTACATATCAGAGTTTAATATCTCGGCATATAGAAAAAGTCACCACAATTCGGAATGTCTTTCCTTATGACAAGGCATAATTTTTGGAATATTTCATAAGACCGCTCTGTTTTCGTATAGCGACCAAGTAGTATTCGCTCCCTATCTTTTTCTGCAATGATTTCTTTCCCGTGTCTAAAAATATCTATTCTATGAAATTTATCCTTGCCAACAGAATGCTTTCTATCTTGACTAATAATCGTTATCATCATGCTCACTCCTTTGGCATATAAAAAACTGTACTGCCAGAGAAGGGGAGTTCTTCATACAGAGCGTGAATCTCTGCAAGCACTTCCATTGCTCGATCTTCGTTCCTATATTCTCCAAGAACAATAGACTTGAGTGTTATATCGTTAAGGATGGCCTTGACATAATTTTTAACTACTAACAGTGATACTCCACTTTCATCAATGGAAGCTGTTCTATCTTGGCTTAAAATTCTCATTCTGTTCACTCCTTCGGTTCAAAATAATCGCAGCCATAATCATATTCCGTGTAATCAGTGTAATATTCACTATCCTCGTTATTGCAAGTAAAAAGCAGCTCATGGTCTATACTGGCATATTTGCACTTACCGCAACATTCTTTTTCATCGTACATATGTAACACCGCCTACTTGCTCTTTCAAAGTGTAATCTTCGCAGTTATTATTGAGTCTGCAATAATAGCCTTTACAAACTACGTTTCCGTAGTCCTCAACAATGAAATATTCGCAGTCAGTACAGGTTACATTTGGATGATACTTTGGTCTTGTAGGAGATTTTAATTCCTCAATCTCCTTTTTCAGATTTTCGATTGTACGGTCTCGCACATCGACATCGAATTCCAAATCCTTAATTCTTCTAAATGGGTTCCAAAACATTTTTGTCACTCCTTTGTGCAGATGGGGGCTTTTTGTTTTTGAGGATATTTGTGGGACTAAGTAGGGGCTTTTTCTGATTCCATCCAGACCCCCACCCCCATCCATTTTTAACGGCGGAATCATCCAAGCCGCAACAACCGCTGTTCATCCGCATTGGCTATAATTTTCTGTATTTATTCGCAAAATGATAGTTATGCGAATAGTTTTAAATCAATATATTGTGTCAAGCATTTATTTTCAACTAGATATTGATTTATCGTTTCCGCTGTCCGTCAATCTGTCTGCATCTTGTGCAATTTCAACAGTTTTAACCTCGTTCAGTCTTGGAAGTTCGGCAGCTGATAGGGCGGTGCGATGTCTGTTAGCATCTGGCGCATATGGGCTGTTCCAACCGTAAAAGTGATTTAGGATTGCGATAACGCCTACAGGGTTCTGCTTTCCTGTGGCTAGTTTGCCCGATAAACTCTCAAGCCTTACATCTACTAGCTTTTTGTAAATTTTGAAAGCTTTATCACTTAGTTTTTTATTACCATTTCCCCATTCTTTTATTGCATCTCTACTTATCCCTGTTAAAAAACTAAAACCATTGATAGATACTTCTTTATCATTCATCAGGGATATATATATATATATATCGCAGATATGGTCTACAAGCTCATAGTCATAGGCATTACAATTGCTCATTGCTCCTATACCATTTTTGAATAAAATACTAGATTTTAACTGTTTTGTGTCTGGGAATACAATTTTTTTAATATACATTAGGGCAGCATTCCAGACGCTCTGGGATTCCTTGGACATGTCCGAAATCCCCTTTTCGGCACAAAACGAATCTAGACACGCCTCGATTTCTGAATCATAAATTTTATTTTCCATGCTCCGCGCCTCCTTTCTTCGTCCCGCTTCGGTAAATTAAAAAAGCCACAGAAAAAGATTTTAATCTCATTCTGTGGCGTGTTGGTATCTCTGTAAAAAATTGGGGTGCCGTCCTTGCCGTTCAGGTCATCCAGGGCAACGGCGTTAGCTGGATGCCTTTTAAATTCAATTTTCTTTCTTGTGGGATATGATACAAAAATTTAATCATTCTGTCAATAGGGAATTTTATTTTTTATGATTTAATCGGTTTCTGTATTTGTTTTAAGATCTAATATATTACTACGTACTTAAATTCTTTTTTAGATTTCATTCTTGAATATATTAGATTTCATTGGTTTTACTGTATGAAGTAAAATACTAGATTACATTCTTTTTAACCCCTTACAGATACAGATGCTTGTATGGGGTATCGTGTATCTTTCAAAAGCTATCTTCTTAACCTAGTTTTTTGAACCTTTCTATTATGTCAGAATCTTCTTTTTCATCCAGCTTGTATGTGATTAAATGTTCTGGTTTCATGTTCAGGATGATGCAAATTTTGTTAAGAGATTTCATGCTTATATTTGCATCGTTTTTCTTGATTTTCCGCCACGTGTCGACAGATAACAAACCATTTTTTACAGCTGTGTAAGAAGTAACCCCAGCGGATTCTAATGCAGCTGCAACATCAAATTTAAATACAATCATTTTAATATACCTCCTTCGTTTTTCCTACTCTCAATTATACGAATTTCACCGCAAAAAATCAAGATAAAATATCTTTAAAAAGATATCTTCCTAAAGCATTAAATCTTTCCAAAGATATCTTTACAAAGATAGATAAATGGTAAAATATGGAAAAATAACCGCCACTTCTGGCGGTCTGGTTTATAACGTCTCAAGTCTCGCCCTCGTGAGCATCTCGGCGCGCTTCTTTTCCTTCTCTGCGGTCTCCATTGCCATAAGTTGGGCGTATGTGGCGGCATATTCTGGATTAGCCAGCAGCTTGCGCCGCTCCTGCTCCTCCTGTTCTTTCCGCTCCTGCCTTTCTTCCTCCTGTCTGATTTCGTCCGTTTTCCTGTTATCGAACATGGCTTGAATATCCTCAATAGTCAGCGGTTTCAAGCCGTTTTCGGGCGTGCTGACGGGCGTTTCCGCATCGGGTAGGGGATTGGTCGGTTCTGGTGTTTCTGGCTCTACAGGGGCAATCTCCGCCGCTTCTGTATCTGGCGTAGAATCTTGCATTTCTGCGAATTCTTCGCCGTTCAGCTTGTCTAGAACGCATTTAACAATGAATCCGTTTAGGCTGTCCCCTGCGGCGTTTCTGATTCGTTCTTCGTCCTCCTTTTTAAATCTGACAAGGGTTTTAAAATAGTTGTTCTTTTCATATTTTGCGGTTGCCCTTATGTGGGCTTTACTTGTAGCCATCTCGTAACCTCCTTTATTGTTATCGTGTTATTTATTATAACGATATCATAATGATGCTATCGTGTCAATATATTCATGTTATCGTGTTAATGCTATCGTTATAAATATATAGTGTTATCGGTATATAATTTGCACAATGAATATATAGCGTTATCGTGTTATTTTGGATATTATTACATATTGCAATAATAACACGTTAGCGGTATAATGTAGTCAGAAGTTAAGAAAACAGCAAAACAAAAGGAGGAAATCAAAATGAAAAGATACAGAGACGAAAACGGACAGCTTACAATGACCCTTGAACAGCTGAAAAAGGAAACAGCAACAGAGGGTGCGGCTTATTACCACATTGGCGGAATCTATTTCAACTTTGCGGATTTCAATGAATATGCCATGATAGAATCCGGACCCATTGCACACTTCCAGAGCTTTGACGGAAAAAACCTGTTCATCCCGTCCGATAGCCTCGGCACCTTCCTGCCGGATGTGGCATCTGATGGCTTGGAGCTGGTAGCAGTCGAATAACACCACATGGGGCGGCCCACACCGCCCCACCAAAAAGGAGTCACAGGTAAGGACATTCATGTCCCTACCATATCACTAACAAAAAGGAGAAATGAAAATGAAAAGCCAAAAAGAGTTAAAAGAAATCTACATGAATATCATTAAAAAGGAAGTTTGGACAAGTAGCACATCAATGCAGGAATACGCAAGAAAAACGGTTGCATACGTTGTAGAACTGCCAGACGGAACGATTATTGACTTTGATAAACCTAAAATTCAAAAAGATTTCTGCTTTGGTGCAGGGATGTATGCAAGGGCAACCGATGAAGAAATGGAGGAAGCGGAAAGCATGGTTGAACATGCCAGAACATCAGAAAACTTTTTTAAAAGAAAAAATCTGGAAGAGATTAACGGTCAGATTGAAAATCTTTATCAGGCTCTTGAAGGGGAATATGAAGTTTATACTTCACTTCATTACTACGGGCAGGAAATCGGATCACGATTAAAAAGCTATAGCATTTGCCGAATTTCGCAAAATCCGGAATATGCGCCGGGATATTGGAGTAACTGTCGTGATTTGAAAAAGTGCGGAAAAGATGAAATTGAAATTATTATTTCAGGGCTTGAGCAAGTTAGAAAAGCATTTGCAAAACGCATTGACACATATTTAAAGAAATACGGAACAAGCAAAGTAAATGCATGGTCGTATATCCGTGACTAAAAAGTCGAAACCGCCATAATGGCGGTCTTGGGTAGGGCGGCAACCTTCCAACCGATGAGACAAGCCAAGGAAAATGGAACATGAGAAAAAGAAAGGAAAGAAAAGAATGAAAAAATTTGAATTGTTTATGGGACATTTGGGTAACGATATTACTATTTGCAACAAGGCAGTAGAGGAAAACGGAGATTATAAAAGTGTTGCCCATATTGCCAATTGCGGAAAAATTACATGGTATGTCAATCCCGAAAGATACATACCATCCGATGCGCTATTAAAAATTGAGCATACGGCTAATGTACAGCATGAAAAATGGGAACAGTGGTTAAACTCTATGCCAGAGATACAACAGTATGAAAAACTGTTAAATGCTGTTCCGTTGAATGTAATGCTTTATGCAATGGACTTAGGCGGCGGATTGGAAAGAAAAATTCATTACCTAAAGAAAGTGTGTTATGAAAAGGCGTACTTTTAACAAAAAGGAATCCGCAGGGCTTGACGTTCTGCGGATTGGCTGTGTAGAAAAGGAGAGATAACCGAATGAAAAAAGAAAAGTTTTTCGCAGTCCGTCAGCTTGCAGGGCAAAAAAAGGAGCGTGTGCTTGCGGAAGGGTACAGGGTAGAGCGCGGAGAATTTGTTTTTTATGTCTGCGGCTCTGGTGGCTCTTGGAGCGTGACAGAAGCAAAAAGCGGTATGTTAATAGGTGTTTACGGAAAAACCCGAAAAGAATGTATAGAAAAATTACAGGCGTTCGACCTGTCAAGGTTTGAAAAATTCGACCTTGAGAAGATGAACAAGGAAATGCTTTCTCTGTCCCTCTGCGGCTTGTGAGAGGGCGTTTTCTTTTTTTAGCGGTCAATCGGTCAAGCATAACAAAAAGCGGCTTATAAGGGCGAATACGGGACGAAAAAAATTAAAAGCAAATTTCAAAAACCCATCAAAAATGCAAAAAATTCACAAAAAGGCAAAAAATATTGAAAAAATTTTGTTAGTGTTATATGATGGAAGGACAAAACAAAAAGGAGGGTTTTATATGAAATTTCAAAGATTAAAAGACATGGTTTGCGGTGCTGTGATTGCATCAATGGTCTTGTGTTCGGGGCCGGTGGCATTTGCTAAGGTTGCAAATATGAACATCCCCGTATCATTTAGCAACATCAAGATTATTGTCGATGGGAAGCAGCTTTCCACAAACAAAGAGCCTTTCACCTACAACGGCACAACGTATCTACCTGTTAGGGCGGTAGCGGAAGCAGTCGGAAAAGACGTTACATGGGACGGCGCAACGAAAACAGTTTATCTGGGGGAAGTGCCTGCCGATACTTCTACATCAAAAACAAAAGACGGTAAAAACAATGATATTGAAATAACAGGGGCAACTTTAGATTATGAATATGGATTGCCGAAGCTGTACCTTGATTTCAAGAATAACACAAACTATGACATAGATAGATTTGATATTTATATTAACTGTTTTGACGCTTATGGGGAGAGCGTAGACAGCATCCCATATAACTATTACTACATCAAAAAATTAGAGAAAAAATCGGAAAATTCTGAGCATTGGCAGCTATATTCTAACGGTACATCTATTGTGCAATTTGGCATTTATAAATACAAAACATCTGACGGAAGAACTGTAGAAATACCAAAAAATGAAATAGAATGGTGGCAAACAAAATACGAAGGATAAGCAATGGCTTGGTTTATAACCGTCATAGTATTGTTCATTTGCGTTAGATTTATCGACCATTTGAAGGGTTGTTTGGTTGTCCTACTGATTTGTTCAGCTGGGATTGCGTTATGTATATTTTTTCCTGCTATACTCGGTCTTGTTACTACACTTGCAATGACCTATGGATTATATTTGATAATTAAAAAAGCCATACAGAAAAAAGAGAACAGAAAGAATGTTTCAAAGAATAAGGAGAATAGACTGACGCAAGAACAAAGGGCGGAAATCAAAAAGAGAATTGAAAAAAGCAATAATGCAAACAGTGATGATTTTTGTTGCCGCGTAGACCCCGACAGCAGTTATATATCCCCGGCAATGAAAAGTTTTATAAGTTCCTGCAATAAATATGTTGAGGGCAGAGAAAGAGCGGAAGAAGAAAACAGAAAATAATAAAAAGCAATGGATGTTTACATAGTAAAGGAGAGAATTTTAGAATGAAAAAAACTATTGTTTTATTGTTTGCTTGTTTGATATTTACAGGCTGTGGGAGCACAGAAACAGAGGAAGAAAAAACAGCCAGATTAGTATCCGAATCTAAAGCTGCGTTATCTGATTATGATTATGAGATTGTAGATGATAGTGTAAAATTAACTAAATACAACGGGAAAAATGAGGTTTTATATATCCTTTCTGAATACGAAGCCGATGGGAGCGAATATAAAACGGATTTGTCCGATTTCTCCTGCATTGTTGGTAGTTCTAAAGTGAAATTTATTATTTTTGAAAATGGCATTGAGGAAATAGCGAACGCCATTTTTAATTCCAGCGGCATACAGGCGGTATACTTCCCTAATACTATGAAGTGTGTCTATGATACTTCATTAAGATACTTACATCCAGAGGAAGAAGGCAAAATACAAATATATTACGAAGGAACAGGGGAGGAATGGAATCAAATTTTCAGTACTTATGAGCGGCAAAGTGTAAAAGAAGCGTGGAACTCTAACGATGATTGGGAGAAAAAAGGAAGTGCGGTAGGCGAATCCGTGGCAGAAAAATTAAACGGCATGATGGGAGAATATGACAGTTCAAATTATGAATTTCATTATTCTGTAGATGAAAGTCAACTGAATGAGTTGATTAAAAGTTATAAGTAAAATATATTGAGATGGGGGGATTCTTTTCAGAACCCCTCTTTTTTTTGGAAATTTTTAAAAATCTATTGACTTTTTGTGCGTACTATTATATATTAAATGTGCGTACAGAAAGTGAGGTGATGAAAATGTCTCCACGCACAGGAAGACCAAAGGTTGAAAATCCAATGAATGACAGGATCTATGTAAGAGTGACTAGAGAGGAAAAGGAAAAAATCATGAAATTTTCTTCTGAAAGCGGATACTCGATATTAGAGTTGATAAGATTCGGGATTGAAAAACTGAAAGGTCAAAAAAAATAACGGTTACGCCCCGACCAAAGTTTGTAACCGTTAATCCACTCGAGATTTCTCTCTATGGAATATTTTAACATAAAGGGAAATCTCTTTCAAGTTAAGATTGAAGGAGGTTATCGAAATTGAATGACGTTATCACAATCGAAAACACCGAAATGCAGATTAGAGAGTATGACGGCGAAAGAGTTGTAACATTCAAGGACATTGACACGGTGCATCAGAGACCAGCAGGAACAGCAAGAAAGGCGTTTTATAGAAACAAAAAAAGATTTGAAGAAAACAAACACTATATCAGTTTAAAGCCTAAGGAAAATCCTAATGTCCGTTTAACGGACAATAGAAATATTTCCATTCCTAACAAGGGCATTACGCTGATAACCGAAAGAGGGTATCTCCTGCTTGTAAAGGCATTTACAGACGATTTATCTTGGAAAGTGCAGGATATGCTTGTAGACGTATATTTCAAGGTCAGAGAGGTGCAGAAAGAGCCATATTACAAAGAACCGCTCGCAGAGGATTTCACGCCCAGAGTGCCGATTGTATCTGACTGGTACGAGAGGAACAAGGGCAGGATGTACCGACTTTGCAAAGACAGCGGAAACAGCCGCAGTTATCTGTATCATTGTATCTTGACCCGACTTTCCGAAAGGTACGATTTGGATGCAGCAAGGGAGATTTACAAGAACGAGGTCGGGAAGTATCCAGATTACCCGATTGATATTGTAAAGTATTTCCCAGAGTTAGAGCAGGATGCGGACAAAATTTTGGACCGTATCGAGCGAATGACCTACAGGTAAAAAGGAAAGGGGGCTAATAAAAGCCCCTCAATCCTAAAATATTCGTTTCAATATGTAACGATTGCCGCCACAAGTGATGAGAGCCTTGGACAGCCCATCGTCAATAATTTCCGAATTGGAAATTTCCAGAACTTTTACCAGAGATATACCGACATTGTCGCAGATTCTAACGAACGTGGAAAGCCGCATATCTTCCGGTTCCTCATTGATGATATTATACATAGCCTTGTATGATAAATCGCACTGGATGGAAAGCTGCGCAACGCTCCACCCCTTTAGAAGCATCTCGCGGCATAACTCGGATTTAAGATTCGATATACATTGCCCCGGTTTTACCCCATAATTCACACACCTTTCTATTTTGTAGTCGAATGGAAAGTTTTGCTGAATGTTTGGTAGTCAACTGCAATGGAATCCTTCTCCCTTCTGGTATAATCGGCTTGTACCTAAAAAACAGGTACTCGCAGTTCTGGTTATTGGGCGGCGTTTGGATTGGCGTTCTCGCCGCCTAATATCTATTGTAAACCTTGAAAATAAAAAGTCTATAGCTAAAAATGTCGAAAATGTAGAAAGGGCGTTAAGATTATGACAAGAAATGATAATATTCACAGAACAAACGAATTTTATAGAAAAGAAATCATTAAAATGACAAAGAATTGCGATAATAGGGAATTCTTGAAGGCGATATACACGGCGGTTAAGAATCTTTTTTTATAATTATTTTTTTACATAAAAATCGAGGGTTTGTACATTACCCTCGATTTTCTTTTACCCTTTTTTCTGAATGTCGTTTATTAAATTTTCTAATACAATCCATCCAGATTCATCAAGATTTGAAAGAGCTGCAACAAGACGACGCTTAAAAGAATCTTCATCATCTTTCGTTACATCCGAAAGCATTTTCCAAATTTGCTCACTTTTTGTTTTTTCGATGAACATTTCTCCCATACCATCTTTTAGCCAGTTTTCATTTACATCAAATTCTCTGCAAATGTCTGAAATTGTTCTGGCAGACGGAACTTTCGTTCCAATTTCAATCTGCGCAATGAAATTCCTTGACAAACCGATTTTGGATGCAAATGCGTCTTGAGTCATTTTCAACTCTTTTCTTAATGTTTTGATTCTTTCGTTCAATTCTATCCCTCCTTTCATACCTATTATACACCGAAATATTTACTAAGTCAACATTTAGTATTGACATTGGGTTTCTTAGGGACTATAATATGTTTACAAGGTAAACGAAATAAGGAGGTGGTGGGATGAAAAAAGTATTTTACTTTTCTTTGGTTGCATTAGCGGTTTCTATTGTAGCCTTCATGATTTCAATATCAAGGGTAATATGATGGCTGTGATACTAATTGTGATGGAAACAATGGATGTTATGACAGAAATGTTGGAATATTTTCTGGACGATTCCGCCGTTTCCTTCGCTAATTTGGATTGTTCGATGGCTGTATCAGCTTGAATTTTTGAACTTTCCGCGACTGCTTTGGCAGATTCAGCTTGAGATTTTGCAGAATCAGCAAGATTGCGGAGTTCATGAGATGTTTTCTCAAGAAAAGCCGTCTGGTGTTCCATCATTTCAAGAGGGCTTTTACCTTCTTCATAATCTGGGGACATGGCATCTAAGTTGCTCTGCATTATTTTATTGATTCTATCGTAATCATGAAACATTTTGAAAATCTCCTTTTTAAAGGGATTATACCACAAAACAGGGAAGGAGGCGAAACGATGGAAGAAAGAAAATTCGGAAAAACCATAGTGGATTTTACTTCTAAAGGCTCTATTCAGTGTATCGCTATAGCGCATACAGAAAAAGATAGAAACGACTTACTGAAAAGAGCCTACAGGGTAATATTCACGCCAAATACGGAAGGAATCAACTGTTGGGTTCTGTTTCGGGAAAAATCGGAGGTCGGTCTTTAGACCACTCTAAATGAATCCATCGATAGTCCGGCGGAAATCCTTCTGAAATACCGATAAATCGCCAACCGCATTTTTCATAATCTGAAATGATTTGGTTTATCTGGGATTCCGAAAGGTTATCACATTTGATGATTCGTTTTTCCATAAATTTACCTCCTTATCATTTGATAAGGAAATTATAACACAGCCTGCAAATAAAAAGTCAAGGCTAAAATGAAAGAACTTTGAAAATTTTATACAGGTTGAAAATTAGACATCAAAACAAGACCACCACACCAGTGCTGGTCTGAAAGGTATAGTA